ATGATCACGAAGCCACCGCCTCCATTTCCGCCTTCGCCAGTTTGGTAATCCAGAGTGAAGGTGCTGTAGTTGTTTGAATAGCGTGCGGAGATGCCTCCGCCCGCGCCGCCGCCGCCTGCGCCTGCAGACCCTGCATCGCCGCCATCCCCAGCAGTTCCAGTAAGGGTTACACCAGATGATGAGCCTGAGTTGAAGGTCAGACTTGCTCCAGCGCCGCCGCCACCGCCAGAACCACCAGCGCCGCTCACTTTTACAGACTGTACAGTTGAAGAACTGTAGACTCCGCCGCCGCCTCCACCGCCGCCGCCGATACCGCTCACGCCACCGCTACCAGCAGTCCCCGCTAATGCAGTGCCGCCAGCACTAACGGTTCCAATGGCTGCACTGCCAGCATTTCCAGCACCAGGCAACTCAAGGTATGGAAAGACCTTGAGCGTCTGGCTCATTCCTCCGAAGCCTGGTGTCCCAGCAAGTGGTAGAAGCACTGTTCCGCCTATGTCGGAGAAGCCCCTACCACCTTGACCGCCAGCGCCGCCTACCGCTGTGCCGATGTCAAAAATAAGGTTTGTCGTGACGCTACCCGCAACTCCGCCAGCACCAAATTGTGGTCCATCGGTGTTCCTGTTTCCTCCAGCGCCAGAGCGGCTACCGCCAATGCCACCAGCGAGTGTGATGTAGGTTCCAAAAGAAGTTGCGCCACCATTACTACCAACTCCGCCAAACGTGGTCGCGGAGGCGCCAGGGACCGAGGTGCCACTCGCCTTGACTTTGGTTTGTGCGGTCCCTCCGCTACCGCCAGCACCGACTGTGACCGCCCAAGTGCCAGCATCTCCAACGTATAGGTCGCGTGCGACGGCAAAGAAGCCGCCGCCGCCGCCGCCGCCTCCTGCGATTGTGACACTGCCACTTGTTGAAACCGCGTCAATGATGCCTCCGCCAGCGCCGCCGCCACCGCCAGAAATAAGAACCACTGCGTTCAGGTACTCAACCCCAGTTGGCCGAACCCAGTCTCCAGATGAAGTAAATGTTTCACTGATAAGAAAAGATTGCGAGCCGCCGCCGCCGCCAGCGGTTGAAGTTTGCAGCAGGATGCTGTTGATGTGAACCTTCACCGTGCTGCTCACGGCAGCGGTTGTAGTCAGCGTGAAGGTCAAGTCCACATACTGCGCCGCTGCGTTCACGATGGCCGTGCCGCTCGTGGTGAATCCGCTGAGTGAAGTCCAGGTCGCATTGTCAGCCGCCGTGCCGATTGTGAACGCACTGAGGCTGGTATTCGTCGCGTCAAAGTATTCGGCGCTGAGCGTGAGCGCCCATTGAGTCGTGCCAGCGTATGCGTTCACCTTCTCAAGACTTGCCAGCGCCTTCTGGCGCAGGTCAAAGTTGGAGTCATTGAGCAGGTACGAGCGCGTCTTGATAGCAATAGAGTCGCTCGCTGAACCCGCTGTCGGGTCAATCTCAAGCGCCCAGGTCTGCGCCGTCTCATCAAAGACGGTGGTCGCAAACATTCTGCCTTCGCTCAAGTCCTCAACGCTCCAGTACGGCAGCGCGTTGGCGTTGTCTACGATTGGCGACGAAGGGTCTGGCGGCAGGATGTTGAACGATGGATTCGGCAGGAAGTAGAGCGCCTGCGAGCGCGCCGCAATGCCGAGCGGCGAAGCGCCAAACTCCGTGTCTGCGGTGACGATGGGGTTGCCACTATCGTCAAAGACTCCACCTGAGTTGTTGCCGACAAGTCCGCTGTCTGATCCGATGCGTGCCATCTACTTGCCTCCGCGCTTGACTGTGTTCACAAGATTGTTCGGGTTCCTTCGGTTGAAGGTGATTGTAATGACTTGGAAGAATGACCGAGGCTCAAGGCTCCAGTCCACCTGCTCAACGCGATACAGGCCGTTGAGTCCAAGTTCAGGAGCGACGATGCTCACGAACTGACCAGGCTCCCACCGCTTCTGCAAGGCAAAGGTTGAGGCGCCGGTCTGGTAGTAGCCAGCCGAGAATCCGTCGGCATTGTGCGCCACGTCTCCCGCGCCGCGCAGAGTGAGGGTGCCTGTGAGCAGCGGCTTGTGCCGCTCAAGGAAGTAGGACTTCGCAGCTCGCTGCACCTGATTGTCCACGCTCTTGGCTGCGGTCGGGTAATCCACCACGTCGTCAAAGATCGGCGCGTTCTTGCGCTCGGTGAATCCTGCGCTCGTGTAGTTCACCACCTTCTTGACGCTAGTCCCGCCCTGCGCGCTGATCTGGAAGAGCGCCTGCTTGGTGGTCTGGTGGTCATAGTTCAGGCTCAGGCTGTAGGGAAAGATTGTTGCGGCTGCGGTGGTCGTGTCTGGGTCTGCCGTGCCGCTTGTGATGATCTTGTACGGAGCAGTCGCGTAGGTCGGGATGGCCGTCGCATCCACGAGGCGATAGTTCAGCCTGCGGTTCAAGTCGATGTAGTAGCGGCGCTCTTTTGAGTCCTGTCCTCCGTAGACCTCCACGATGGAGTCAAGCACTGAGCGAAGTGTCCCGACTGGGATCGCCACTCCAGTGTCGGAGGCGGCATCAACCGAAGAGACGATCTGCGTGGTCGTGCTGGTTGCGAGCAGGCGCTGCACCGCTGGCGACTTCTTCTTATAGGTTCCGACGATGCCCAGCACCTTGCGGACGGCATCTCCCTCGTCCTCTCCCCCAATGATCGGAATGACCGTCTGTGCCTGAGTCCCACCAATCGGTGTGATGGTGGCAAGTCCACGAATCTCACCGCCGCTGAAGGTTTGGGTGAAGTTCAGAGAATCGCTCAACTTGACCTGAAGCACGGTGCTGCTCACCCTTGTCACGCTGGAGCCAGTGAAGATCGTGTTGATCTGATTCTCTGCCTTCGCGCTCGTGGCGCTGACCCCGCGAATCTCAACGGTGTCCCCACTGCTCAATCCGTGAGCCGCTCCGCTGGTGATCTGGATTTGCACCAACTGCTTGCTCTTTGACTTGAGGGCAATAGAGGTGATGGTGCGCCAGTTATCACCCTCAGCATTGCTGCCCGAGTTGGCATAGGTGAACTCAGTATCCGAAGGCGTGCCGTTGATGGTGAAGGTTCCGTTGAAAGAGGTTCCAGCGCCACCGATGACGCTGGCAATCTTGACCTGCTGCCCGACGGCATAACCGTGGTCTGTGCTGGTGGTGACCGTTGTCGTATTGCTCACGCGGTCAAAGCCGCCCTCGCCTTCTGGCTCTCGCGCCTGCACTGGCTGACCAAAGACCACGAGCTTGTCAAGGATGCTATTGACCTCCTCGATTGAGACGTCGGCAATCGTTCCTTGACCTGAGCCGTTGATCCTTGCCGCGATGCCAGAGATGACGCCGATGAAGTAAAGGTCGGCGTCGGTCGGCGCTGAACCTGTGGCAACTTTGTAGAGCCTGATCCGCGCCTGGTCTGGGATCAGCGTGAACCACGGCCCATCGCTCGGGGTGTCGTCCTGCATCACCGTGAGGCTCATCGAGGAGGTCTCTCCATCTCCTGCCGCGCTCATCTGCATTGACTCTGGGTCCACATAGAGAGCAGCTTCACGCGCAGTTCCTTGCGCGTAGTTGATCAGCGGGTTGAGCAGGTCCTGGGATACGCAGGCAGAACCGACGGTTGCAGTGCCGGCAGAGCCAGCGGCTGAGAAGGTGAACGCCGTTCCGCTTGTCACGGTGACCTGAGCGACCGTGTTCATTGAGGTCCCAGCAGCTCCAGCCGCGCCTTCCATTTGCACATAGGCTCCTGAGGCAAGGCCGTGTGCCGAGGAGGTTGTCACCGTCACCGTTGAGGAGACGCGGACCGCCGTGGCTACTTGCGGGAGATCAACGAAGAAACTGAACGGCGCGGTCGCCATCGTCAGCGCCCGCTAGTGCGTGAGCCAGTGGCTGCGGTGGTTTGTGAACCGAGCACGGTGTTCGTCGTCTTGGCGATCACTCGACCATCGAGGTAGAGGTTCGTGTTGCTAGTCACGCTCATTGGCGTGCCGCCGCCCTGGTTCATTGGGTTGATGTAGGAGCCTCCGCCATAGCCTGCATCCTCGGCTGCCTTGTCGAGCGCCTGGAGGCGCTTAGGCTGACCAACACCGATGAACTTCAGACCAGCAACAATGGCATCAACGACAATCCTGATCGTCTCCAGCAAGACCTTGAGTGGGAAAAGCGCTGCCTCAACAAGGCTGAAATCTGAGTTATCAAACAGCGAAAACAACTCGGCGACCGAGTCAATCACTGGTCGGACAAAGTTATCTACTAGATCAGTGAGAATCGGGCCGACATCATCAAGCAGGTCCTGGAACGCTGGCAAGGCCTTTTCAACAAGGAAGGTCAACGCCTCACTCACAACAGGCAAAAACTTGGCACCAAACTCATCCATCTGCTCGTTAAAAATCTCTTGCGCGGCTGCAAAGCGTCCACTCGTGCTGTTAGCAAGTTCGTCTGCGACCGCCTCAAACTTGCCCATTCCCTGCGCGTAAAGATCGCTGAACTTGGCGCCCTTCTCAATCGGTCCGATCATCGCCGCCAGTCCTCGCGTTGATCCATTAGACGCCTTGCCGATCTTTGCCACGACTGATTCAAGGTCTTCACCTGTTGCGGCAGAGATTGTCATCGCAAGTTCGTTTGCCTTGAGCAACTTCTCCTGGTTCTTAAAGAATCGTGAGCCGACTTCTAGTCCAGCGCGAACCCTGTCGTCTGCAATGCCAAGCCGCTGCGCCGCCTTGATCTGCTCCTCAATCTTCGGAGCAAGTTTGTCTAATTCAAAGCCACGCGCCTTGAGTGCAGCGTTGGTGAGGATGACTGACCGCTCGTCCTCGATTGCGCCCTTGATGGCTGCGGCTGTAAAGGCGGCGATTGCCCCAGCAGCAGCGAGTGCTGCGCCAGCGATTGCCTTGAACGCTGTGCCGGCGACGCTCTTGAGTTTGCCCATCGCGCCGCCCACCTTGCCAAGCGGACCAGTGGCAGCGTCCTTCGCCTTGATGACGAAGTTTGCGGAGCGGTCAGCAGCCATCAGCGTTGATTCCCTCTCTTGAACTTCAAGATGGTGGCGCGGAAGGCGCCGTCATTGAGGAACTTCTCCGTGGTCGCAGAGAAGGCTTCCATTGCTCGCTCGATTGTACCCGCCTTCTTGACCGTATCCGAGACGAATGGTCGCGCAGCTACTGGACGCACTGCAACTGATCCTGACTTGGTTCGCCGCACGCCGCTCCTGCCTTCCACAACAAACCAGCCGTAGAAGACGCCAGTGCGTCCACCCTTGATTCCCACGACCGCGCCAGGCTTGTTGAAGCGCACGCCACGAGCCTTGACGTTCTTCGCCAACTTGCCTGGACGCTCGGTAGTTCTGCCCTTAGGCGCCGCCTGCTTCATTGGCTTGAGCATTGTCCGCGCAGCGTTGAGCGCAGCGAACGACTGCATCCGCTTGAAGCCGCTTGGGTTGCTTGCCTGATAGAACCCGATGCGGAGGTCATCAAAGTTCTTGTCGGTCTTGATCTGAAGAACTAGCGAATCGTTAGCGGCCATTCTTCTCCTTAGGCTGAAGATCGGACATCAGCGCAAGTGTACGAGCGAAGTCCTCAGCCTCCCACTCCAGAACCTCGTGTGGTGGGATGTGGAACTCTTTGGCAATCAGGTGTGCTGCGATCAGCGGATGCGGCGAGATTGTCCGACCCGCCGCCAGCCGCTGGGCGTCGAGCCTTATCGAGGGGGGAGTGCTGCTACCGCGTCGCTCCACTTCGTGATCGCATCGCTCAGTGCGTCCATCGGTGCGTCAAGCACCTCTGTCGCCGGCTCGCCATCTTCGGTCAGGAAGTTGTGCTTCACAATCAGGCGCTCCAGCGCCTTGAGTGCGCGCTCGGCGCTGCCGCTCTGCAGCTCGATAAAGACGCGAGCAGGGACGCCCTCTGCCTTCATCGTGGCTGTCCAGCCGTCAAACGGCGCAGACAAGGTGACCTCTACGGTGCGGAACTGTGGCTTGCTCTGGCTCATCTAGCCTCCTCCTTCTCTGCTACTAGGTTGAATTTACGGCAGCGCCGCCAAGTCGCTATTCACCAAGATGCGAAGGCTCTTCGCGCTCGCCGTGTCGTAGACCAGCGTGCCGGTCACGGCCATTGTCGTCAGCCCATCCTCAGCGCCAGCCATCTGCTGCACTTCGGTTGGGACGATCATTGCCATAATGTGCGCGCTGTAGGTGCCGTTGCTCCAGCTCAGGCGCACGCCCTTTGGCGTTGCCGCCTTGTATGCGTCATACCAGGTGCTCACTGCGGAAGCGGTCGAGGAGACCGTCATCGTCAGTGTGCCGCTGAATGGGTTGCTCTCGCTGTGAGTGCTGAACACGGTCGTGCCTGCAAGGTACGACTGGCGTGTGATGCCTGCGTTGAACTCCAGTGAGAAGTCGATCAGGTACTCGTACGCCGTGCCGTCAGCGGTGCCTGGGAAAGACGAGCCGTGCTGGAAGGCGTTCCAGAGGCGTCCTGACATAAACGGCGATGTCGGCGTGCCATCGGCAAGCGTCGCGCTGTTCTTGGCAATCTGCTGCGCGAAGAGTGAGGCGCTCAGGTTCGTCAGTCCGTTGCGGTCTGCCGCAATCGTGATTGACTCAGCAAGGCAGTAGTTTGCAACGTACTGCTGCTGACCATCGGTTGCGACGAGCGAGTAGGAGGTTGGCGAGTTCGCCGCCGTCATCGAGTAGTCGTAGTCCCACTCGTATGGCGCAGCGGTTCCCGAAGGCGTATCGGTGCGTGTCATCGAGAGCCAGAGCGGAAGTTCGCCGACGCTCACTGCAGGAACGGTGGCGCTGAGTGTTGGCTCAACGGAAACGATTGTGCCGGTGGAGCCGATGAGCGGGTTGCGAAGTGCAACGGATCGCTCGGTGCCAAGTTCAATCGTCGTGCCTTCGGAGATGACGCCAGTTGGCGTGACGAGCAGCTTGCGGCCGCCAGAGGTCAGCGTTGGGATGGTTCCAGGCGTCGCTTCCTTGAAGGCGACGAGTTTGCTGAACAGGACGTTGCCTGCGGATGCGGCTGGCATTATTCGTTCTCCTTGTCGTCTTCAGCCGCTGGTGCGGCACTTACTCGTTGAGCGATTCCTGCGGCAATCCACGCTTCCGCGAGGACGGCTGGTGCGCTGATTGTAGACCCATCAACAGGCAAACCTCCCACGAACTCGCCTTGTGGAAGCGAGCCAGGGATGTAGCACACGTCAATGTGGCTGATGATCGGGTAGGTCAGAGGCTTATGCGCTGGCACTGATCGCCTCCACGGATGACACCTCGACCGTCGCAGAGATGGTTAGGAAGTCTTGATCAGCCCACGTGTCGGTGCCGATGGTTGTGGAGGTGACGCTTGCCTGCGCCACTGCGTCGGTGTTGTTGAGGGTCACGCCATCAATCAGCGAGTCCCTGAGCCACGTGCGCCAGACCATCAGGTCGGCGTACTTGCGGCCGAGGTCTGCCTGCGGCTGGATGTAGATGACCACGTTCAGCGTCAGCACGACTTGGCGATTCGCTGCGCCGTAGTTGATGGTGTCGTCGCCTGGCACGATGACCGCAGCTGGGACCACCGCGAGGTTGTCTGGTGGGAATGCGTGGACGGTGCGGAGCGTATAGCCGGCTGGCTTGGAGATTGCCGTCAGATGCGCGGCAAGTCCTGCAATGATCGTTGCGTCATTGAAGCTCACCGAGCCAGCCCTTCGCGCTTGCGGTACGCCTCAAGCAAGACTTGCGCTTCAGGATGCAGCGCACGTGTCTGTCGCAAGATTCCGCCCAGGTCCACTGAGCCGATCACTCCGAATGGACTTGTCCGCGATGACCAGACCGCTCCGGCTTGAATGATTGCCGCTTGCTTCACTGCGTTTGGCACGGATGGCCAGCCGAAGACTCCGACAACTTTCACGCCGCGATAGACGTCGCGCGGGAAGTTGCGTGGCCACGTGACCGAGACGTCAATCTCGTTGTACGGCCAGCCGTCAAGAGCTGCGTTGCCTGGCGCGAGGTTGTAGTCGGTGCCTGCGGTCCACGTCGTCTCGTAAGTGCCGTTGGCATCGTCGTCTGTCGTCAGCGTCGTGACGCTCACGAGGTCGTCAATCAGGACGTACTGGTAGTCGGTCGCCGTGTAGTAGCGCGTCTCCGTCGCGGTGCCGAAGCCTTGCTTGCGGTCGGTGTAGAGGTCAATCAGTGCGTCGGTTGCATCGAGCACCGACTGCAGCGCGGTGTCATCGGTGACGTCGGCAGTGCCGATTCCGATGGCGCTCTTGAACTCTGCGAGTGTTGCGTATGACATCTAGATGCCTCCGACTTGTAGGACGCTGACCACGGCGCCAGCATTGTCTGCGACAGCATACAACTGCACCCTCTCAGGGATGTGAATGGTGATGTGCGTGTTCTTGTGCAGCTCAAACCCGTTGGACGTGGTTACGTTGGCG